CTGCCAAGCGCCAATGTTGAAGTGTAAATAGCTCCGTTTGGACCGCGATCGTAATCATTTGATGAGCTAAGAGCTGAGTTTGGACCACGTTTGTGTTCGGTTGACACTTCAGGTGGTTTAGGATTGACTACTTGATTAACAGTCAATGATGGTTTTTCTGGCGGAGAGCTTTTCTTTTTCGGTGGCTCTGGTTTCACTTCAACTGCAGGTTGTGCTGCTACTTCATTAACAACTGCAGTTGCCACTGCACCAGCCACTGCTGCAGCTGCCGCACCTTTTGGAATCATTCTAAAGATGTCACGTCTATTCATACTCATTTCACTAGCTCCTCAATAGCAACAGGCATATAATCACGAACTTCAACGCAACAGTTTACATAGCGTTCATCTTCAATCAATCCACGATGGCTGCCTTTATGAACATGACCGTGTAGATTATACTTACGCTTGTATAACGAACTTTCGTGGATAGGAACGTGAGTTAGAATGCAATCGAACTCTTTGAACTCCCTCCACATCAGGATCTTTTCGAACGTTTCCTGTAGGTACTTAGACTTACCATCATCGTGGTTACCCAATATCAGTCGCTTACGACCACGCAGTCGAGAAAGCATCTCATAACCCTTACCGAAGTAAACGTCGCCAAGGTGATAGACGATGTCATTATCCTTGACAGTTTTGTTCCAGCACTCAACCATATGCTCGTTCATATGATGAACGTCATGGAATACACGAAGAGGCTGTTCCTTATCATCAACGAACTTGAGAATGTTCTCATGCCCGAAGTGGGTGTCACTGATTACAAAAATATCTCTCACTTGAACCCCGCAAACTTAGCTTTGTCGAACTTACTTACCTTCTTATTACGTTCAGTGTCTTCAGTCATAAACTTACCGTTATCCATTACGGGACGTTCATCCATGATGTCGTCTTGAGCAGACTGTTCACAGTCGTAAAGTCGCATTTTTGCACGATCGATGCCAAGAACAAACCTACGATTATTCCCTGGATCATTATAGCGATTCTTGAGTTGCTTAACCATAATCTGACCGAACTCTTCCAGTTTTTCGTTTGTGTGTATTCCAAACATAAAATCAGCTGTGGCCGGGAGTCCAAAGGATTCTGATGTATCTTCCAACCCCAAGTCGCTGTTCGAATATCCGCTTCGAGTTGTTTGAGTCGCAGAGACGACAGGAACATTGAACTCGACTGCCAACCCTCTGAGCTCTTCGGCAATTGCTTTGACAAGGGTATAAGAATTGACGTTGGCTCCATGACGAATCCTTGATGATGCACAGATATTCAAATAGTCAATAAAGATAATATCAGGTACAAAGTTTCTCTTAATTTTAAGTTCATTAATGAGATGACGAAAGTTAGCAGAACCTGCCGATGCAGTTGGATATTCTTTGACAATTAACTTACCCGTTGTTTTAGCACGTACGCGTTCAATCCTTTTATCAAACACATCCTTTGGTATAACTGCCAATTGATCAAGAGGTAAGTCAAGCAAATTAGCATCAATACGTTCGGCAATACGTTCCTCAGCCATTTCAAGAGTGATGTATAAAGCATTATAGCCTTGAATAAGATGACTAGCCGCAAGGTGACACATAAATAATGACTTACCAACACCAGTACCGGCAAGACAAATGTTTAATGTTTTCTTAGGTAACCCACCGCCGGTAATTTTATTAAAGTATTCAAGATCAAATGGAATACGTGTTTCTTTTTTATGATAGAACTCAAACCGAGAGTCAGCATCCTCTATAAAGTCGTGACCAATATGAGGATCAAAAGAAACACCAAGAGCATCAGATAAGATCTTGGGGATACTTCCCTTACCTTCAACTGTTTGCTTATTTTCAAGTATTTGAATTGACGACATAATAGCATTATAGATTGCTTTTTCTTGACAAAACTTCTCAGTTGTATCAAGCAACCACTCAAGTTTAGTGTCCTTATCAACATCAAGTTTTTGAATAGTATCAGCAACCTGCTTAAACACTAATTCACTTACACCTGTCTTATTTGATAAGTCAATAGCCAATGCTTCCTTGGATGGAAATGCATTATACTTGTGAACGTATTCGGTAATTAGACCAAACAGAGTTCTATCTGCTTGATCACCAAAATATTCTTCTTTTAAGAATGGTATGACTTTACGGGCATAAGGTTCGTTGAATAGTAAGTTAGCAAAGATTGTATTAATCTCTAACGACATCAAAAGCCTTTACTTGATTTTCTGAAAAGACACCCAGAACCCAATTCTCTGCAGCATCTTCAACATAATGAATTGAATTGTTTAAGTATTCAATAGAATGATAATAATCATTATTGATATAAAAGTCAACCACAAAATGATCATCAACCAACTTTACAGTAGCATGACGATTACCATTTTCACTCATATGTTCACTCAGAATCTTCATTGTCATCATCACTCTCCATTATAGCACTTAATGCAATCTTATATTTCTTTTCAATAAAGGTTGAAAAGTCAGTCTCCTTAAAGACTTTCATCCAGAATTCCTTATTATCAACAATATCATTGGCACGCATATTAGGAGCAAGAACCTCACCAGTTTCCATGTCAACTCGAGCGTACCAACCAGCCTTTGGTTTAATAATATAACCACCATCAAGAGCTACATCAAGGAGACCAGACCAACGATTAATACCACCTTCAAATGAAACTGTGATAGGAATCTTTGACTTTTCTCTCACATAACGGGACTTCTCGATGTTAATAACAAAGTGATACCCTTGAATACCCTCGGAATCTTTATCTTGTTGACGACCAAGGATCCAAATAGCATCAGCTGAGTAATAAGAACCAGTACCACCACCAACAATATCTTTTGGGAACATACCAATTTCTTTGTATGTATGATTAACTACAACCATTGGAATATCTTTAAGAGTTAAATGTGGTGTAATCATACGGAACAATGACTTAAGTTGTTTTGCACGAGACATATCAGCAACTGATTTACCATCAAGAGCATCATCAACTTCTTTCTTTGATGCCAAATTACCAATAGAGTCGATCACAATAAGAACACGATCATCACGACCAAGTTCTTTTAACTGAGCCATAATATCAAACTTTAACTGTTCGATGTCTGTGATCGGAGTATGAACCACGCTATCAAAAGGAATACCAAACGTTTCAAAATAAGACTGAGGAGTACCAAACTCAGAATCATAAAACAATATAACACCATCTTTATATTTCTTTAAGAAAGAGGAAGCCAATAAAAGAGCAAAGCCAGTTTTAAAGTGCTTAGAAGGACCAGCAAGCATTGTCAAACCAGGAGTCAAACCACCATCAACTGTGCCGGATAATGCAACATTAATCATTGGAACTGAAGTAGGAATCATATCTTTCTTTGTAAAGATTTTGCTATCTTCCAAAGTAGAAGTCAATTCAACAGTACTATTTTTAATCAATTTATCCTTAAGTGACATTATCTTCTCCTAGCACATCATCTTCAATAGTTAATATATCATTTCTTTTATAATTTGTCAACCTATTTGTAGCTAAACCGTGGTTAGCAGCAAGAAGCAACACAACAGCAAGAGGATCAAAAACAAATACAAGTAGAATAATAACACCTCGTACGGCTCGTTCCAATTGGTCCTCATCTGAAGAATCATAGACCATAGCGGCAATATATTTGATAGGACCGACTTCTGCTTCAAGCTTTTTGATAGATGATTGAAGCTTGACTCTCTCTGTTGTGAGGTCTGCAATGGTTTTATTGTGATCTTCTTTACGTTTGACAAGGGAGTCTCTATTCTTTCTCTGTTGATCTGCTGCATGTAAGGAACTTGCCGCCTGACCTCTATCTGTCATTTTAGTAACAGCAGCATCAATCTGGGCAATTTGTTTATCAAGATCTGCTATTTCTTCCTTCTCGGAAGTTAACTTTGATTGAATAATTTCAAGTTGATCTGCTTGTCCGGTATTAATATTAAGCTGTTGTTCGATGTGTGCCTTTGATAGGAAACCAAATACACCCATGCTTGAGATAAGCATCAATACAAGAACAGCAATAGTTAAATATGTTTTAAGAAAAAGTGGAGCGGATTTCCAATTACGATAGAGCCAGCTTGTTGTGACTAACTTACCAAGCTCTAATGCTACACCCATAATAACAATAGGATAAAATGCTGCTGAGAATATAGCAGTCAATCCTATGATAGAATAGTAAGCTGATACTCCTGATACTGTAAATGCAACAAGGAGTGCTAAATAATTAACCATCTACAAAGTTATTTACCTTCTTGATGAATGCTTCAATCTTTTCGGCACGATTTGGCCAGAGGATATATTCTTTATCTGGACCCTTAGCCAAATTATTGAGTAATGGCATAATCATATCACGAAGTGCTTCAAGTTTAGTCTGAGCTTCCGTTGTTGCTTTTGCTACAACTTTACTTTGCTCTTCAACTTTCTTCTTGAGCATTTCCTCGTGTGCTTTTAATTCAGCTTCTGATACTAGACTGAAGCCAAAATCATTATCCATTGCCATTAGAAAAACTCCTCTAGTGTTCTTTTATCTTCTAGACTCCAACCTATAACGTCGGTGATGTGAGTGAGAGGAGCAATAAAACTCTTCTCGAATTGCATGTCTAAATCAATATACTTATCCAGTTCAAACTCTTTCGGAAGTGTATCAGGGCAAGCAATAACTGTATCGTGAACTGGATTTGGTTTCTTAAGATAAGTAAACCTGATCTTATCACCGTCAGTCAATGGTGGAATATTCTTAACCTTCTTACGCTTAAGCATATCATTAAAAAGAAGAGCACCTTTAACTTGAATTGGTGTTCCTGTTTTATAGATTGATGTAGGTGAACTATATTCTTTCATACCGTTTAGACCACGGGGAAAAGCTATTTGTTCAAAAGGAAGTTTTCTGAACTCTTGCTCAAAATGTCTAACAAAGTTTTGAAGTTCACTTTGATTACCATTCATAATAATAGAAAATGCTTCCTTAATCTTTTCTCGACAAGCTTGTGGTGTTGATGATCGAACCGCTTCAATGCCAGTCATCTTTAGTTTTGGCTTTTCAAATTGAACACCCTCAATGTTCCATGCGTTGAGGATATACATTTTCTTACCACGCCAGATACCTTTGTTAGCAATTGTTTCTCGTTTCATTTGCATCTTTTGCTGATATGCATTCATCATATCCGAAAGCTCTTGGTAACAAGCATCGATGTAAGGTTGGATTTTTTGCTCGCAGAATTGATCTATTGTTCTGACTGCTTCAAGATCATCACAGCCCT